CTTACTGGAATAGTACCATGTTTTAATATAAGTCCCCAATATGGTCCTGAATTAGATCCATTTGAAGTGAGTAATTGTCCAGAAACACCAGATTTTACTTCTTTCGTTATTGGGTCTGTGTATCCAATTCCAACGCCGGGACCCATATTCATTCTTGAATCATCTGAATCCCAAAAACCGTTATCTTTTATTTCTGATAAAATATCATAGTTTGGTCTATAATATTTTTGAATTGGTATATGAGGAATGACATAGGTTTCTATCCAGACACCTGCGTCCGAGTTAATTCCAGATAGAGAATATCCATTAGCATAGTATTGTGAAAGGAGAGTACCGTCTGCTGAATCAGCCAATCCATCATTATTAATATCATATCTTTTATAATCTGAATCAACGCTTATTGATATATCTGAATCAAGAATACCAGTTAAAGGGCTTGATGGATTTGATACAACAGTGCCGGCAATAAGAATAGGATCGCCTTCGTCATCCCCAGTATTTGTTGAAGGAAATGATCTATTACCACCCCATAGGATTCTAACTGCGCCATTACCACCAGCACCACCATCGGTCGAAAATGAATCATCAGGCGAACCCGCACCACCGCCATACAATCCACCGGGTTGAAGTACACCAGCCGAATTACCATCACCGCCGTCAGTACCGCCAGATCCACCACCACCGCCATTTGTTGTAGCAGTTTGAGTACCTCCAGCACCTGAAGCGCCTTCGCCTAATAATCCAACACCACCACCACCGCCCGCAGAACCTCCATTAATTCTAGCGCCGCCGCCGCCGGCGCCACCTGCACCAGCGAAGCCATCAGCAGCTGTACCAACACCATCACCACCATTACCCGAATAGCCACCTGCGCCACCTCCTCCAGCAGATACTTGACTACTAGTAGAAGCTAAGGAAGTACCACCAGATCCACCACCATCGCCAACGCAATTGCTAGTATTACCACCAGCGGCTGCAACATTCCAATTGTTACCCCCTTCACCGCCTTCTGCTAAGCAAAGATCAGTGACTCCTCTTCTTACATATGAATCACCCCCGGCACCGCCTAATCCATTTGAAACACCACCAGTGCCACCAGCACCAGCTACAACAGTAAGTGTTTCACCAGCAGTAACCGAAACATTATTTGCATAATAAAGAGCACCACCGCCGCCACCAGTTTTACCCGTACCAACACCACCAGTACCACCTGCCCCGCCACCAGCGCCAACACATAAAATAGTAATTGACGTTACATTATCTGGTACAGTAAAATTATATGTGCCTGGACTAGTCCATGCTTGTTGACTTGGTGCAACGGTATCGCCTATTTGTGCAGTACCTAATAATGTTGCAAGATTATCATAATCAATAACATCAAGAAAATTATCGGCACCAAAATATCTTGCTGGCATGTATTCTTCCTATCTAAAACGGTATTTCATCTCCAAATAAGAGATTTGTTAAGTATTGTAGTCTCATCACATCCATTACAATATCATGACGAGGATCATGAGCAACAAACTTTTCTTCGAGTCCTTCTGGAATAAAACTATCTCGAATATCAAATTGTCCCCAAGTCAAACCATCAATCGTACTCTTCGTGTCTCGAATCATCCAAAAGGGATAAGGTAATTTCTTATCATCTGCTTGGCAAATACGATCGAAGAAAACTGGATCGAACGTATTGTTTCGAGTATATACCACTTTGAGTTTTTCTATATTTACATTATTTATAAACCAATCATGCATAGTATAGATACAAACATCTTTTGTTGAAGGCGCAAGTTGTTTTTGAGCTTCTCTACCTTGTTCTCCCCACCATTTTAGTGTATCATTATCAATCTTTCGACCTTGAACTACTACTTGCCTTTGAACATCAAACTTAATAAACTTTGTTTTTGACAAAAGCCCTTCATATGTATATAAATTATCTTGAAGCACATCTCTATTAAAAGTCAAGAGAGCACAAGACAAAACTACACCATTCACTTGATCTTGTGAAAGCGTTTCAAAGTCATAGATTACTGCATTATCTTCCATTATACGAACTCCACTGAAGCCATGATTTCTGTCATACACGCTACAATGTTAAGCTCATGGTCAGCAACAAAAGCGTTTTTATATTGATAGTCAGCAAGCAATAGAACAAGGGCAGGAATACTTGATGGTTTGATCTTATCGCTCATACGATCATAGATACCTCGAAAGATTGCTGATGCATCAGTATCTATATTGTTAACAACCCACTGACGCATAGTCTTAAAATCTTTTTCTTTGAGTGACTTAAAGAGTGTTTCAAAATTGCTGTCAGACACACTCTCGAGGACACCAGAGTCAATCTTACCAGAAATACTATATCTCTGGCATTCATTGATTACTCGCCTCCAGTCGGGGGCGTGCTTAATTACGAGATCGGCCACTGCTTTATCAGAATATTCAATATTTTCTTCATTAAGAATATATTGCATTCTTTTATAAAAGACTGCTGCAAGATTTGCCATATCTTTTTTCGAAGTATTGAATTCATATACACCACATCGAGAATGAAGTGGTTCAATAATTCTATTCTTAAAGTTGCAGGTTAGAATAAATCGACAATTATCAGAAAACTCTTCAATGAAACCACGAAGAGCTGGCTGAGTTGATTGAGGATTGAGATAGTCAGCTTCGTCAAGGATCACAACTTTGTATCCACCTTGCAATGAAATTGTAGAAGCAAACTGACGGATCTTTCCACGAAGAGTATCGATGTTACCTTCTTCAGATCCATTGATTACAATGTAATCGAGATCAAGCTCGTTACACAATGCTTTAGCGGCTGTAGTCTTACCAAGACCCGCTGTTCCAGTAAAAAGCATGTTTGGGAGCTGGCCATTATCAACCAGCTCCTTAAATGTTTTTTGTAACGAGGACGGTAAGATACAATCTTCAATTTTCTGGGGGCGGTATTTTTCGACCCAGATAAATTCATACGACATATAATGTCTCCATAATATAATTGATTGTATTATTCAGATTCGGCTGCTTCAGACTCTTCCTGTTCAACCATCTGAATAAGCATAGCACATTGATCACGCAAACGACCAACAGTGCTCAACTCTTCACCTTTAAATGCACCACGCTGAGTGATAGCATCAATAATAGCCATTGAGCTACGTGCAACTTGGTTAGCATTCGACAAAAGTTCTGTGTTCATACTATTCTCCATATTTACTATTTTTTTCGAGAGCAATTAAATACTCAATTGGAATTTGTTGATCAGTTGATTGAAAGAAACTGATCAGTTTAGAGGATATATTTACCTCATATGTAGTGGAAAAAATCTTCCTTAGGTTGTCAATGTGTAAATAAAATTCAAATGATTCACCCTCCTCATATTCTCCGGGAACTTCGATTGAAAACGTGTTTGACGTTTTATTTTCACTTTCACATACTGTGAGCATCACAACACCAGAGCTATCGGGTGTAATACATAGTTCTTTATGACCCAAAGCGCCAGCTGCAGACCGAATACGTTGAATTGTATTTTGATCCAAGGTAAACTTTACTTCCCATTCTTCAGGAAGTTTTGGTGTTTTTGTTGGAGTCGTTAGATGCTCAACATCAGTAAAATGATATTTTACTTTTGAACGACCCGATCCATCACTAATGATTGCATGAGTTTCTTGAGTATCAAAATTGGGGCTATCAACAAGATCCAACACCTTAAGCAATTCGTTCAAATCATAAATGCCAATGGTTGAGGAAAATGTATCTGGTACTTTAACAGTGGCATACACATTTTTAGCTTCAGCAATTGTTTTCAATTCATTCCCTTCATTAATCACAAGGTTTGAGTTAATCCCTGCAAAATTACGAAGAACCTGAATCGTATTCTCATTTAGTTGCATAATTATATATCCTCTTACAAATATTGCTTCTATTGTACCATATAGTCAAAATAATGTACAATATTATTCTACCATTTTTGAGAAATTTTTCTCTTTGACAAATTCGAGTTTACGCTTAAACTTGCCATCGAGGATTTCACCCTTATGGCTAATCACAAATGTATTTGTTTCATCGTCAAGCGTGTATAGAATTTTCATAAGGTTATCTACACCATCATGATCTAGAGATGAGTCAAACGTTTCGTCAAGGATTAAAAGATTAGTTGCCACACTATTCTTCATCTTAGCAATCATACGCCAAGTAAACAATAGGGCGAGGTCAATACGTTGTTTTTCACCTTCAGAAAACGAGTCATATGAAAAACTATCACGATGACGTGATCGAATTTCTTCTTTGAATTCTTCATCTAAATTAAAATGCACAAAGAAATCGAGAGTCTGAAGATATTGATTTACAAGTTTATTAATTACTGGCAAATATTGTTTAATAATTTTTGTCTTAATACCAGTATCTTTTAACATCTCAGCAATTACTGAATTATAACTATAGGCCTCATTCTCTTTTAGCTTTTCTTCACGTAGAGTATTACGATGATCATTCATATTTTGTAGATCATCACGTGCTTTACCAAGGTCACCATCACGAGCAGTTAGACGTTCAATATCATTGTTTAATGTTGAAATTGTTTTTTGTAATCTAGTAATTTCTTGATTATTAGCATTAATCTTAGATTGTTCATTACGAATTTCTTCAGACTTTAATGAAAACTTTTCAATATTATCTTGAATTTCCTTAGCCTTTTTGTCTGCTTCTTTAATAGTTGATTGCAATGTTGCAGCATTATTTCGTGCTTCAGTTAACTTCGCTTCAATAAGAGATTGTGCAATTTCTTGAGTACAAGTGGGACAAGTTGTATTCAGTTCATAAAATTCAGATTCTTTAATAAGAGCCTTCATCTGTGTATTAAAAGAAGATCGGTATTGTAAAAGCGCTTGCTTTTGATCATGAGCTTTTTTAAGTTGACTTTGTACTTCATCATTCGAAGATTGAATAAACGAAGATGAAATAGTATTTGCTTCTTGTAGTATTACAATTTCATTATCAGCTTCTTTTATCTGGTCTTGCTTTTCATTAATTTCTTCTTCATTCATTATAGTAATATCGCGAATGTATTTATTTTGTGTATCGATTTGATTTTGATTTAAATCGAGCTGATACTCAAGATCTTTTAACCTTTCCTTAAGAGATGCCTGTTTTTCTTTAATGATCATATTCATCTTAGAAAAAACATTAATGTCAAGTAAATCCTCAATTACATCTCTACGATGTTGAGCAGATAGTTGCATAAATGGAATAAATGAAGAACTTCCAAGAACTACAATCTGATGAAATGATTTATGGTTGAGTTTAAGAATGTTTTGTTCTAAAACTTTTTGGTATTCTTTATTATGAGAATCTTGATTTACGAGTACTTCATTCTTCCAGATTTCAAATATAGCCGGTTTAATACCACGGACGATACGAAAGTCTGCACCTCTCAATTGAAAACAAACTTCAACTTTACAGTCCTTATTATTAATACTATTGACAAGCTGAGGTTTATTAATATTTCGATGAGGTTTACCAAACAAAGCAAAAGACAATGCATCCAGCATTGTTGACTTGCCAGCTCCGTTATGACCTACAATTAACGTAGATTTTGTTTTACGAAAATCAATCTCAGTCCAATTATTACCAGTGCTTAGGAAATTCTTCCAACGTAGTGTACGAAAGATTATGATTGTTTCATCCTCCTCTTGCTATAAATTCTATAGCAAGATCTTCAATATCTCTATTCATGATATAACCGTATTCTATCAAATATCTAGCTTTTTGTAAATAGATATTTCTTTCTTCTGTGTTTAATTTTTCGAATAATTCCGCATAAGATTGGCTTTCCACGGTAACATCCTTAAATTGCTTTTTTCAGCTAAGTGTTTTAAATACAATACTCATGCAATCTCAAGTGCCTGTGCTTCTGTGAGAAGTGTTCTCATATTCAATTTAATACGATCTTTATCAAGATCAGTATCTACTCCATCAACATATGTATCAAGAAGTGTTTCTGTTTCTTCGAGCTTAATGCCTTCATCATCAACGTTTTCGCCAATAAACTCATTAAAGTTCTCAGCGATCTTTAGTTCATGAATAGGTTGTGATTGTATTCTATCACAAAACTGGTCGAATGTAAATAGATCAGATTTGTTCATGACCATAATTTTTACAAACTTATTATTTACTTGTTCAAAGTCATATTCCAAAGGATTCATCTTAGTGTCATCATAGTAAATTCTATGAAATAATGTATGAGGATTTAGAATTGCTTCAAGTTCACGAGTCTTGGTGTCAAGTATATGAAAATGCTTTGGATCGTGTGCATCATTCCAGAAAAATTCCATTTGAGATCCAAGATAACGTATATTACCACGTTCTGATTTTGTATGAAAATGTCCAGAAATGACTTGCTCAAACCGAGAAAAAATGCGTGGATCTAATCCAGCATGGGCTGGCATACCTTTCATCACATCATAACCCATAATTTCAAAGTGGCCCGCGATCCAACTTGCTTTGCATTTTTCAAGAAATTTCATGCAGCGATCTGCGTTATCATTACAAAGCCATGGAACTAGTCCAATTTTAAATCCATCATAGTCTATAACTGTAGGATCCATATGAATAGTCACCTCACCCATGTAGTGACCTAGTAATTCTTTTAATGAGTTAAGTTCATTTGTATTCTTATAGAACGTGTCATGGTTGCCAGGAATTACATCCATATGCATTCCATATTCACGAAGTTTTGCAAGAAAAGTTTTACGATAGCGATGTAGTGACTTAAAGTTAATAAACTTACGGTTATCAAATACATCACCAAGGTGAAGAATCTTCTTTATATTATTCTCACGTAGGTACTTAAAAAATACTTCATTATAAAAAAGCTCAGCATTATCAGCAAATACATCAGAGCTATTACGAATACCACAATGAGTATCCCCGAGTATAGCGATTTTCATAATAAAGTTACCCTTTCATCTTTCTTAAGATAGTATTTTGATTTTCCAGTTGCTCTAGATAATTCGGCCCATCCATAATAGATTTGACCTTCGTATTCAAGTTTCTGTTGCTTTAGCCTAAGTGCTTCATGGGCATGTTTAAGTTTTCTTCGTTGTTCGGCTAGAAAATATTCTTTGTTTTCTTCCTTCCACTTAGAATGGCCTTCTTGCATCTTTCGGCCGGCCTCTTTTCTATCTCTCTTTACCCATCCCTTTTTTGCTGTTAATGATGGATTTGGATTACCTCTACCTTCAGCATGCATCTTGCGTTGAATTTCACCCCCAGTGAATGGATTACCATTACGTTCAAATATGTCATCCATATTACCTTTGAACGGTGAGTCTTCCAATGTCTCAGGGACGAGGTTACACCATTCGTCTGTTTCCCAATAATTAGGATGTTCAGATTCAAACTGCTCTAGAAATGCTAAACCATCTTCTTTGCTATCATACCATTGGTACCATTCTAAAGAAATATTCTCTTTGGTTTTGCCGCCATACTTATCACAGTGATTATTCCAGTATTTACCGGACCCGAGATAAGAATTTATATCTTGGGTTGTGAAACCGATGTACTGCTTTTGAGAAGTGAGATTTTTGAAAATGTATATATACATTTGCTGATACTCCTTATTAAACGTATAGTATTAGAGTAGTTGGAACCGCCATGCGCGAACTACATTATTATTTATACATCTTTTTCACTTCCCGCAATGTTTTTCTTAATTTTATTTAAGAAAATCTCAGTCATCAGATTTTATAGTCCTCAAATTTTTAGGTTTATGAATTGGCATTCCCGCTCTATCAAACCACCGTTCATCATCAGTTACAAATACGTGTGATAAAAATTCATTTTCACTAAACTTTACACGAGTTTGTCTTTTATGTAGTTTTCCTTCATATGTTGTACCATCTTTTTGTACAAGCCGAAATGCATTTTTTCCACAGGCGCCACCACCATAAATGCGATCAATAAAAATAGGTTCACCCTCCTCATCATATCCTTGTATATTTGAGATAGTAATGTACATTAGAAAAAGTCCGATAGATCAGAATCAACTTTGATCTTACGTTTCTTATTTTTCTTTTTATATTCTTTAAATTTTGTGTCTGTTTCTTTGACTCGATCTATACGATCTTTGAGCTGATCAAGAAAAGATCCTATAGAAATTTCATTATCAGAAATTTCAGCGAACACTTCAAGACCCGATTCATTAATATATTTCAATTTAATATCATGCTGTTTCTTTTCATCTGCAATTCTACGAAGAAAAGCGTACCACGTAATCTGAGTAAAATAAGCAAAAGCATTTGGTTTACCAGTTCGAGTTGGTTTATCAATATCATAATTCTTGATTGCTTTGAGACAATTCTCTACAGCGTCCATCACCATCTCTTCCCGATATGTATATCGAATAAAGTTACCTTTGTAAGATAGGCCTTCTGCGATTCGGAGAATTGATCGAGCAATATAGTCTGTTACAATAGGAATTTCTTTTCCATCTTTTTCAGCTTTTCTTACACTCTTTACGTATTCTACCACTGCTTCTGAAAATTCTGAATTATTTACATAATGTGGATTCTTTTTTTTATTCATAATCAATCCTTAATACTTTAAATAAATTAGATATATTATACCATACGAAAAAAAAACTGTACACTATCATTTTTGGGGTTTACAACTAGCACAATCGGTGGTAAAATAAAGAGAGAGGTTTTTGGAGTGGATGGAATACTAGTGAATCTTGTTGTTCAGTTTGGCACATTGTGCATCTAATAAATCCTCTATTGAAATTTCATCACTATCATCAAAATTAATTTCATGTTCAGATTCCGGAATATCTTCTAAAAACTTTTTTAGCATTCCTTCATAATTATTTATGATGTCTTGATGTGGAAGCGCTTCTCCTACAATTAGATTAATATTTAAACTTACCATATTATTTTCAGAAACTTGATATATCATCCAGGGCCTAAGTGTATGAAACACATTTCCATCCGGACTTACAACTGACATAAGCTTAAGTGCATTACGTATAACAACTTCAGTATCCTCACTTTCAGGCTCAGGATAAGTCACAATTTGACAAATAATTTCTTCATCAGTAGCAAGTTTAAAATGTCTAACGTTGAGCATTTTATTCCTTTAAATCAATATTATAGTTTTTATAATTAAAATTTTGTTTTTGATAAATCTTAAAACGTTCAGCTCCATGAAGAAAGGCAAAATTATATCTTTGTTTATATGTTAAATCATCTACAATATCAAATAGTTTTGTGACAGATCCATCGTCACTTTTACGGAGTCCCCGGCCAATTGATTGTAGAACTCTGATTTGTGACTTAGATGGAGAAGCAAAAATAATATTATGAAGATTGCGAATATTAATACCAGTAGAAAAAGTTCCTAGACTCGCCACAATAATAGCATCTTTTTGCTTTTCAACAATAGCTCTAATAGCTTCTCTATCATTCGTATCAATACCTCCATGTACAAAGAAAACTTTTCTATTTTCTGCAGACCCGCTTCGAATTAAATCATATAATGGTGCACCATGCTTTTCTACGAGCTGAAAGAGAATAAGTGTATTCCCTTTTTGATCGAGAGCAAGATTTGATATAAATCGATTTCTTGCTTCATTCTTAACTATGTATTCAATTTCTTCTTGGTAAGTTTTCTTACTCCATTCTTTACGTATTTGCTCATCGTGTTTAAGATTCAAAATAAGAATATCAAGAGCAGCAAGCGTATTGTCATCTTGTAGTTTTTTAGTTGTAGTTACATCAAAGACTTTTCCAAATAAACCTTCAAGCACGAGCTTATGTGTCTGAGTCCCATCGAGTGTACCCGTGGCGCCAAAACGATATTCGGCGTTACCACACTTATTCATAATACTTGTAAGGGATTTTGATTTAAATCCGTGACACTCGTCACCAATTACACAGCCAAATTGTTCGAACCATTTACGTTGTAGTTTATATATTGACTGCCAAGTACTAATTACAATACCGCCACGAATGTTATCTTTGTCTTTACCAGAATAAATTCTGTGCACTGCATTTTCTACAAGCATACCATAATCTTTAAAATCATGATACATTTGTTCAACTAATGATGTAGTTGGTACAATAATTAAAACTTTTTTAGAACCATGGGCATCATTTAACATTCCAAGGTAGTATTTTGTAAGAAGATAAATGATTAGTGATTTACCAGATCCAGTTGGTGATACAAGCACGGCTCTCTTATCAGTCAGACCTTTATGAATTGCTTGAAACTGATAGTCTCTCACAGATATTGGTTTTCCTTTCGATTGAATGTTCTCATTTTGAATAAAGTTATAAAGTTGCTCGGGCTCAATTTTATTCTTATCAGATGGATAACCATAGTCACTTTCAATGAGTTGAATCTTATAATTGCGTTGAATACAAAATTGATCAAGATAATGATATAAACCAACTGGTAACTCATGTGTTACTCGATTAAATAATCGAATTTTTCCATCCCATATTTTATTCTTAAAAGATGGCATCCAGCGATATCCGGGTACAAAAAAGCTAAAGTACTCATTTAGTTCCATTGCAATACCATTATTGCAATCAATAATTAAACTAACATTATTTGCTTTTTGTACTTTGAGTATTTCCATTAAGCTCCTGCCTCAAACTTTCTCCATTCAATCATATTACGTATTGTTTGGGATCGCCATTTAATATTTTCGAGTATTTCTTTTAAAGTGCTCACTGTCACTTTCCAATATTCAACTTTTTCTTCAGACTTTTGAATATCTAAATCTGAATCATAGAACTTATCCATATCAGTCTTGAGAATTTTTAGTCCATCGAATGGATCATATTTCCAACCTTTATCATCTATTGCCGCTGCATCCATCTTGCCGCCATAATATAACCACTTGTCTTTGAGTAAAATCTTTTGATCCAACTCTGCTCTTTTAAGTTGAATTTTGGCAAGTGAATATAATTTTAAGTATTTTGCGTGTAGATTGCTGGCTTTGCGTGATTCTTCATCAAGGTCAAGTTTATTAATTTGACTATCAGTTTCCCACTGACTCAGTACATTCTGTAGATCAATCAAGATTTACTCCATTTTATAGAATTTCAAAATATGTATAACGGAAATTTACTGGAAATGTAATTACTGGTGTTGATGATTCTGTTGTAGATTCAAATTGGATATTTCCAAGATCTGTTGGAAACGCATTTCGATAACGAATGGTTTTATTTAAATTATTTTTACTTGTTAAAATAGTGAGTGTAATATCAGCATATGTAGATCTTTCCGTTTCATCCTCATTTACGCCTACAATTGTATTATCTTTTATCCAATTAAAGATTTCAAGATAAGAATTCATATCTTCATCTAGTACAGCCTGGGTTGACAATTCTCCATATTGAAAAGTATCCGGTACCATCGGTGCTGATGTATATTGTCTAAATGGTGCTTCCGCAGCGTTTGTTGTAATACTTGGATGCGAAACAGCTTGAGCAAAATACTGAAAATTTCTATATGTGCTTTCAATTAAAATTCTAAAGCCAGTTGGTTGTAAAAAATTTATATTATCAGTTACCATAGCTTTTCCTAATATATTATACCACAAATCTATTTATATGTAAATAAACATAAAAAAAAGGGACGGCCGAAGCCGTCCCTGTACTAGTTAAGTTACTAGATGTAGGGAGGGGTTTATCCCCTCTCTTGTTTTTATTACTGGAGGATATTATCAACCCTGAAAATCCTGTAATATTGATTCGAACGAGCAGTACTCGTGAAATCGTCCTGAGGTGACGATGTGACGAATGGGTTTGGAACCATGCCATAACGAGTTTTGAACCCGATTTTTGGCTGGAACGTGTTCTCACCCACAGCGCGGACCATTGTCAGCGGAACATATGGGCAATAGAACAGACCTGCGTCATAAGGTGAAGTACCTTTGTAACCCATGTTGACATAGTCGACTGTTGCATATGGGTCAATGTAGACTTTAGTACGACCGTTCAGAACACCAGCAAAAGTATTACCCGTGTCATCAACATTCAACGATGTGTTCATCGCTGGGGCGTAGTCCAACATACCCGAAGCTGCTAGAGCCGAAGCAACATCAGATGAGCAAAGGATGAAGTTACCACGACCTCTACGAGTATCTTTAGCGATCTGATTAGCTTCTCTTTCCATCTGCAAGATCAAACCTTTGATCTTTTCAACTGACCAACGGCCATCAGCATCCGTCGAAAGGTCGAAGATACCATTGATTGCCGTGTTATCAGTGCTAGCACCGGTTTTAGCTTCTGAGTTAATACGACGAACAACTTCACGGTTGATTTCCGCAAGGATTTCAGTTGTGAGGATGTTAGCCAGCTCAGTCTCAGCGTCCAGGCCATGGATCGCTTTCAGATCCTGAGCCAGTTCCATCGAGTACTCAGCTTTCAGAGCACGTGTTCTTGCAGTAACAGTTGCTTTCTCGATTGAGAAGCCCATTTCAGCAAACTGCTCTGCACCTGATTCACCAAGGCCTTCGCCTTCAGCTGTTGTGTACAGGTCCAACCCAGTTGTTGGATCAGTAAGAGCGCGATCGTTGTTGATCGAGCTATCACCGTTTGAGTCGGTAACACCCTGGAGACCAGAACCATCAGCCTGCATTGCAGTTGTCGATGAGTCACCTGAGTAGTTGAACGCTGCTTCGTTGAACAGCGCTTCATCACCAGCATTGACTCCGACTTTTGGCCCACCACCATTAGTACCACGATAGCGTGACTTCATCGCGAAAATCAGACCAGTGGGACCAGTCATTGGCTGAACGCCGCAGATGTCATAGGCTACCATGTTTGGCATAGCACGACGGACCAGTGAAATCAACACTGGG